GTAACGGATAATTTTGCAACCGCCCCCAATGGGACTATGACCGCAGCGAAAGTAGTTGCAAATAGTACCAATGGTTACGCGTATAAAAATGTACCAGTTCTTGCCCCTAATACTTACACATTAAGTTATTATGTAAAAGCAAGTTCGTCGGCTACAATTTCAATTAATAAAAATGACATTGGAGGTTCGGGAACAAGTGGGCAATCATTTACCATAGGCATTGAATGGCAAAGAATTGAATTTAGTTTTTCAATAACATTAGGCACAACCGTATACATTGATTATGCAGACCTACAAACGGGTAAAACATACTACATTTGGGGCGCACAATTAAACATCGGCTCAACCGCCAAACCCTATTTCCCCACAACCGACCGCTTAAATGTTCCACGCCTAACATACCAAAATGGCGGGGGCGGGTGTCCAAGTTTGTTGTTGGAAAAGCAGAGTACGAATATATTTACATATTCAGAGCAGTTTGACAATGCGGATTGGACAAAAACAAACGCAACAATTACCGCTAATTCTACAACAAGCCCCGACGGAACAACAACGGCGGACACAGTTACGCCAACTACAACAAACGGAGTACATAGAATACAGCAAGACAAAGCAACGGTATCACAAGTTTTTACACAAAGTATTTTTGCCAAAGCAAATGGGTATAATTTTATTGCGTTAGAAAATGGTGGTGAAATTGCTTATTTCAATATAAGCACGGGCGTTGTCGGAACTGTAAGTGCGGGTACGGCATCAATACAAAATATGGGGAATGGGTGGTATCGTTGTATTTTCACCGCAACGGCAGTAAATACAAAATCTTATTTTTATGTGGCAAATGCAGACAATTCAATTTCTTTTGCGGGAGATGCTACAAGCGGGATTTTTGTTTGGGGCGCACAATTTGAACCGTCAAGTTATGCCACATCGCTAATTAATACAACCTCAGCAAGTGCCACAAGGGTTGCGGATGTTGCGCAAAAGACGGGTATTTCGTCATTGATTGGGCAGACGGAAGGGGTTATTTTTGTGGATTTTGATTTTAATGCAAAATATTCATCAAGCGGAGTTATCCCGATTTCGGCAAATAACCCATCGGTGAGTGGAAATGTTTGCTATATTTTTGTTACAACTAGCAATGATTTGCTTGTTGAAATGTCAAACTCATCAGGGGTTCAATGTAGTATTGTAGGGTCAATTGGCGCAGTTGGTCGAAAAAAAATAGCATTTGCGTATAAACAAAATGATTTTGTTGTTTATATGAATGGAACTCAAATTGGAACTGACACAAGCGGTTCCGTTGTAGCATTGTCAAGATTGCGCGTTGGGGGCTATCTTACCAGTACGGATTTTGACCTAAATAGCGGAATTAATCAAGCCGTCCTTTTCCCAACCCGCCTAACCAACGCCGAATTGGCATCCTTAACAACTCTATAAAATGAAATTTCAAAAATTCGAGTTCACCCCAACCGAATGGGCAACACTCCAAAAAGACATACAACAAACCACAACCACGCCAAGCGGGGAAACCGTGACAACTTGGAAAGATTGCGCAGTTGTTGAAATTGGGTTTATTTGTTTAGAGTGGGGAACGGAAGATGACAAACCCGTTTGCATTAAGCAGTCGGACAAATGGGCGGTTGACATTCTGTTCTATTCAGAACCACCCGCAAGTTTTGCCCCGTTTGAGGTTTTTCCAAAGCCGTGCGGGGTGCATACTTTTTCGGGGGATGATTCGTTGTATCTCAAAACCTTTTGCGATAAATATCCTGATTCAGAATATTGCGTAATTCCAAAACCTAATGAAACACTTTGAAAATGATACAACGGCCGCGATTGCGACGGCGATTTCAGGCAGTTCAGCCGTCATCCATTTTACCCAAACTTGGCAGCCGGTTCTTTCTTTTGCCGTGGGTGTTATTGGTGTTATTTCGGGCCTTTTTGCGATTCGTTATTATTCGAAAAAAATAGACAGTATCGATGGCAAAGATTAACAAAGGCAATGTCAGCGCGTTTCAGCCAAAGCCAAAGAAGAAGCTAGGCCGTCACACGAAACACGTTAACAAGCATAAATCATGCAAGCCAACAAGAGGCCAAGGCTAAAGTCGTATTTCAAACCGACCCCGAAACGTTTTCGCATTCTGGGCGATTCGATTGCGGCGGCTAGTTTGTTTATTGCCGGCTTAAATCTAGACAGCCCCAAATTAATGCTTATTTCGGGCATTGCCGGGGCGGTCGGTAAATTCGTGACTAATTTCTTTGGCGATGAAGCCTAAATATTTGCTGTACATATTGACGGCCGTCGTGTTCCTGATCGCCGCGTATCTATCCAGACCGACGCAGACCGAGACGGTCCGATTCCACCATACCACCTACACAGACACCATTAAATCGCTCGAGCTGAAATATGATACACTGTACAAAATCCAACGCCGCACGAAAACTAAATACGATACTTTGTACCGTGTTATTTATGGCGACACTAGTTGCCACACCACGCGCGATTTACTCACAATGCACAGACAGCTCGACACGCTCGGATATTAACCTGTATTTATTGAAGGGAGCCGAAGCCAGAGAGCAGCTCAACCTATGCCGCCAATTTCGTGCGGTTGATTCATCAATCATTGTAACACAGCGCACAGCCATTCAAACACAAGCGGACGACCTTGGACACGTTAAGCGCGTCAATCGTTCCTTACGCGTTGCGTGTGTTGTTTTGGCGGTCTTATTTCTCATTGCATTATGAAAACAAACAACGTCCATATCATTCGAACCACCGCCAAAAAAATTAAGGTGCTGTTAATATCCGATTTGCACTGGGACAACCCACATTGCGATCGTGCGTTACTGAAAAAACACCTAGACGAAGCGGTTAAGGGCGGCCACGATATTTTAATTAATGGTGACATGTTTTGTTTGATGCAGGGGAAATATGACGGGCGTCGTAGCAAATCAGAGATCCGCCCCGAGCATAACAACAGCCGTTATTTGGATTCGGTTGTTGATACAGCGGTGGAATGGTTCACCCCATACGCGCATAATATCAAGGTCATCGGGTATGGCAACCACGAAATGTCCATATTGCGCCATTGCGAAACGGACGTGATTGAACGGTTTGTTACGCTGTTAAACAACAAGACGGGCGCATCGGTTCAGGTGGGCGGTTATGGTGGTTGGGTGATCTACCAGCACGAACGTTCAAAACGCATCATTAACGCTTATAAAATAAAATATTTTCATGGCGCGGGTGGAGGCGGACCGGTGACAAAGGGTGCGATTAATTTTAACCGAATGGCCACCATGATTGAAGGCGCCAACGCGATTTGGATGGGTCACGTGCACGAATCGACTGAAATCACCTATACATTGGAGGGATTGAACCAAAAAAACAACGTGGAGTTGCGCGATGTTTTGATGATTAGAACGCCCGCCTACAAAGAGGAGTATAACGAAGGCAAGGGAGGGTGGCACGTTGAACGAGGCGCACCACCAAAGCCATGTGGAGGGCGTTGGTTGGAAATTTATTTTGAACGTGATAAAATGCGCGATTGGATGCGGGCATTTACCTACAAAACGAATTAACTTTGCACCATGGATGCAATAAACCCAGAGCACTACAAAAAGGGAAATATTGAGGCCATCGATGCAATTAAGGCCTCGATGAGCGATTTGGAATTTCAGGGATATTTGAAGGGGAACGTTTTGAAATACATGTGGCGATTCCGTCACAAAAAAGGCGTTGAGGATTTACAAAAGGCTGAATGGTATAACAAACGATTGATTGATGAACTTAAAGCAAATCCCGTTTAATAACTACGTGCGCGAGGAATCCGCAAAGAAACAAATCGTTTTGCACCATACCGCAGGGGGCGGAAAGGGCGAAATAGTTTACCAGGGATGGCAGGCGGACAGAACGCCCGTCGCTACGTGTGTGGCCGTATCCAGGGACGGGGAAATCGTCCAGGGTTTTGCGTCTCGTTTTTGGGGGTATCACCTTGGCATGCAGGTTAAGCATTTCGGGAAATTGCCCTACAAGAATTTGGACAAACAATCAATCGGCATTGAGCTATGTAATTGGGGGCCGTTGACCTTGAAGGCTGGACAGTATAAAAATTACGTGAACGGGGTGGTGGATGCGGACGAGGTGATTGAGCTCGAATATAAGGGGTTCAAATATTGGCAGAAATACACGGACGATCAAATCGAATCGGTCCGTTTGTTGTTGCTGCATTGGGGTAAAAAATACGGCGTGAACCTGGAATATAATGAGGATATATGGGCGGTATCGCCTAGGGCATTAAAGGCCGAATCGGGTGTGTTTACCCACAATTCATATCGTCCAGACAAGGCCGACATATACCCATACCCGCCGCTGATTGAAATGTTAAAGAATCTCGAACCATAGACCGGTTGGCGGTTTCTTTTGACGGGTCAAACGTGCCGATATAATTATCGCCGTTGTGGTAGAAAATAACCGAGCCGTCTCTCAGTATTTCGGTTGCTAAATCATCAGGATAACGGGCGCGCACTTCGTGGATTATCTCCGCTGTGATATAGGCCATTGCTTGGTTCGGGTCCATCCCGATTGGCGCGCTTATCGTTACCATGGTTTCAAATATATGTTATTCGGCGTGAATCAACGCCTCATTTTCGTCTGATAGGACGTATCGCCCGCGTATTGTTTCAATCGTTACCGTGCCGGCCTTTATGGCTTGTTTTGCCTCCTCCCATTTCGGATGCTCGGGGGTGAGGCTCGTTTTGGCCTTTTCGGGTGGTTTGGGGGCTTGCAAACGAACGCGCAACGCTATGATGGTTTCGCCGAACGCCTTAACGGGGGTCGCGTAGAGTTGAATCCATTTGCCCGCCCAATCCTCGATATACGGAGAGCCGAGAGCCTTCTCGATGGTTTTCTGATTGGTGGCGTTGAGAATGAACGGTTTGTGGCCGATTAGGTGGGCGATGTTTGCCTCATCCATTTTGCCGTCAATGCCTTTGAAGGTTTCGTGCGTTACCTTCTCGATTCGCACGATTAGATCCTCCCCAGGGTTAAGCGCATAAGCCCCGATAAAATCAGGATTCGTTAATTTTTTCCAGTGTGTTTTTTGCATGGTGTTTCTCTATTAGTTTTTTTAGTTGGTTGTAGGTTACGTCGTATCGGGATTTATTGATTTCGACAAATCCGTTTTCGATTTCCTTAACGTGCGGGATGTGATACACGTTAAACAGCTCGCGTTTGCCCGTTTTTATGTTGTTCAATTCGATGTACATGGTTACGGCAGAATTAACGTTTTGACCTCGGTGGATTCCGTCAAGCCGTGCCAAATACCCGATTCTATGCAACGTTTATATGTTTGCAGGTCCGCGCGGTATAATTCGGTCCCGCGTTCCCGGTCATATTCCGATAGTTCGTACAGCTCGTTAAGATATGGCGCGGTTTTCTCCGCAGCGAGAAAAATAAACCGAGGCGTTACACCGTAGTTTTGGCGGTAGATCTCGGAATAGAACGGGTCCTGTACGTG